TAAACTCGTTTTTCAAATCGGGTAGACGCAAGCTTGGATTGCCAGGCTTTAAACTCAACTTCCGCTGCGAGGTAGTTAGCTTTAGCGGCAGCAAGAGATCCTTTAGCCTGACCTCTGTTCAGTCGAGCCTGGAACATCTCGTCGGTCTCATCCGCGTATCGGGATTGAGCAGCAGCTGTTTTATTCCCCTGATGCTCACCAATCATCATGAGTTTGGCAAAGGTCTGTTTTTCCAGCGCTTCTGCTCTCGCTAAATCGATTTCAGCAGCGGCAACTTCAGCACCAGCGTCTCGAATTCCCTGTGCAAATTCTTCCTGTTCAATCATGTGGATTCCTTGCTGTATTTGATATATTGGCGCGAGGGGGCATTACGCTTGCCGTGGTACTGAAGGCTGTCACCATGCATGTCAAATCCAACCTGACCTTCAAAGCTGCCGTTCCTGTTTTTCAAAACATGTAGATAAAAATCCCATCCTTGGGCTATCTGAGAATCTGGTTCGCGCCCCAGCAGTTCACACGTTTCGAGATGATCCAGCTTCTTTTTGTTTTTCCAGACCGACATGAAGCCATCGGCAAGGTCACTTATGGACCCACTGCCCTTGACATCAAATTTGTTTGGAGCTTTCGACTCGTTCTCGCCTTTCCTGGCATGGGTGATCAAAAATATAGTGATGTTGTATTTCAGTTTGAAATTAACCAGCGCTTCGAGGATTTTTTGTTGCCGCGCATAGTCATCCTGACCTACCAAATTGGTCAGGCTATCCACCACAAATACGTTTATGTCATAGCGCTTGTAGGCGTACTCGAAAGTCTTGATCAGGTCCTCAAAACGGGGCGTGAGGTCATCCACAAATAGCCACAGATATTGCGACATCCAGTCGAGCAGACTGTTCCGGTATGGCTGCGGAGGTCTTCCGCTACCAGCGGCTTGCTTCATTATCCGCCCCAGCAACCTGGGGGGTTTCATTTCCATGCTTGCTATCAAGCACTTCTGCTTTTGTTCGATGCAATTTAAAATGACTTGCCCGATAAACAATGACTTGCCTGATCCGTTATATCCGACGATCCCCCACAACTCCCCTGGTCTAAAACGGAAGTCTTTATTGTCCAATTTTTCCCAGCCAGCGCGGAATCCAGTGGTGTCAACCACGTCAAAATATGTGTCAAGATCCTCTCTAAAATCCAGTACGCTTTTGAGTTGTTCTGGATCAACCCATTTGCTGTCCTCTATCGCTTTTTTAACAATGAGCCGCGCTTTGTCTGCGCCAAACTTCATTAAAAGGTCATTGATGTCCTTTCCTCCTTCCCAGTTGACACGGAAAGCACGATCACCCAGCTTGCGGATTAAAGTTGCAGCGCATTTTTCGCCCTGCTCATCCTGATCGGTGGCAACACCAATATGCTCAAATCGGTCCAGATTGTGGAATTCAGTCTGGAGCCACTTAAAGTTAGAGGCTCCAGCAGGGACGCTTAGTGCGAATAACCCAAGCTCAGTTGCAGCGATAGCATCCAACTCGCCCTCGCAAATTAATATTTCTCTGACTGATTCAGGGATAGTATGCCACCCGTACAGAATCGGCTTCTGTTCCGGTGATGTGATACGAGGCGAACCCTCGTAGTTCAGCGGCTTGCTCTTGCAAAATGGAACGGTCCCATCGATATGAAAAAATGGAAATATTAAATCGCTCCCCTTCGTTTTCATTTCTTTGGACTCGTAGATTCTCCACTTCTCAACCAGTTCGCCCAGATTTGTGAATCCTCTGCTATCCAAGAAATTGTGAAGATTGGGACTGGCTGAGTCTGCTTGGGGGAGCCATGCTTTTTTCGCGGTAATTTTTTTTGCTGGAGCAATTTTTCGCTGCTGTTCTGTTTCTTTAATTCCGAAACGGCGTTTAGCCCAGGTCATACTTTCTTGCAAATTGATCTTTTGCGTGATCGAGATTAGGTCAAGTAAATCTCCGTGGTCACCCGTTGCAAAATCGATCCACTTACCAGCATCTGCGCCTGACAATTGGCAACTAAACGAGCGCCCCTTCTCGCCATCGATTGATCCAACCTTCCAACAATCACCTTCCTTTTTCCCTTCTGGCAGCGTCTCCAGGCAAATCTGTGCAGCGTGTTGGTTCAAGTGGTTTTTTAAATCTCTAATATCCATTAGCTCTGATCTCTGTGCTTCATGTATCCAGCCTTGTTACGCTTCTTCCGGTCTACATGCGTTAAACATTTGTTGTATTTGAAAGCTCTTTTAGCCACCAAATTCCTGAATTTTTTTGCTTTTTTGCCTGAACTGGCATGTCCTCTGCGGTTGCTCACTCGATTAGCCCCAGGATTTGAAGGTCTTCGTTTTCCTGTTTTAGCTCTTTGATCGCAGACCAGCTTGGCTTGCCAGGGACAGCCCACTTGCGACTGATGGCAAGATCAACAATGGTGTCAAATTGGGTATGCCCAGCCCTGACCAATTCGGCAAAGTAAATACGGTGTTCTTTGATCATCCGGTCAGAAGGGGTTCGGTTGCCCCGTTTGTATTTCCACCACGATCTCCAAGCGCTGAGTGGAACGCCTTCAGGACAGGCAGACTCAAGTTTGTTCGGGAGGGAGTTGGTCTTCTTTTCTTTTTCGTTTTCTTTAGATGATAGTATTCTCTTATCTATATTATTACTTAGCTGACGATTTTTGGGATCAACAATTTTGGGATCAACATTGGTCTGATCTACATTTTTGGGATTGCTTGTTGTGCAAGCTAGAATTTTATCTCTGGTCCACAGAGGTGATGCGTCTGGAAAGATCGTGACAAGCCAATCGAATTTATTTTCCTCTGTCTTGTATTTCGTGACGTATCCTGCTTGTACAAGATCGTCAGCGATCCTGGTCACCCTGGATGTGGTAATGTTAAAATGATTAGCTATCGCTTTATTGGTGATCCGCCAATCGTCACGGTGAGACAGGAGGTAAACAAGAACGCCAATAGCCTCTGGCTTTATCTTGCATCTGGCAAGCTCATTTGGAACGATAACAAAATTCTTATTTGGTAATCTGGGTCTCCACAGCATCTCGCCTTCCTTAAATTCGTCCATGTGAGACCAGATACTAGTACTGCAAAAGAAATAACTCAAGATATATAGCGAAAATAATTTAGAGAAACTTTTTACTGTATAAACGATCAGTAACTACGATATCCAAAGCTGTGCTATAAAGACAACAACAAATCAAAAAAGAGAGGCAAACATGAAAAAAGAGGACCGCGCCGTTTTTTTTAAAGCCGCGTTGGATGCAGCTGGGACGCAGGACTATGGGCGAGCTAGAGCGATTGTAAAGGATGTTGGAGTTAGCCCAGCCAGCGCACAAGCATGGATAAAAGGCAGTCTACCAAAAAACGTGCCTCTTGCTCTGCAAGTGGCGGAATTTTACGGATTTACGGTTGAAGAGTGGGTCACCGCCCAAAAAAATAAGCAGGAGGATAGCCGTTATTCCTTGAGCCGTATATTAAAAAGCATTCGTCTTATTTTGGATTTCCAGCAAAAACAGAACTGGGTTTTAACCTCCTCACAGTTTGAAAAGTTGGCATCCATGATCCTGCATGATGAGGCAGCAGGGGTCAAATTCATCGCCAACGTGGCACTCTTCAAAAACGAGACAAGGGACGGAAATAATGATTCAAGCGCCAACAGATGAAGAAGTATTTGCTAAATTTAAAAGTTACATGAGCGATAAAAATAACGAAAAAAACAAAGCCTGTTATCGAACGACAGGAAATAAATGGCAAGAAACAAGCACCTATCACCACACTGACTCAGCAATTTGCAAGTTAATGGTAATTGATAACGAATGGCGAATTATCCAAGTTTGCCCAGAAATGAGAAGATTCATTGAAAATAGGACTCAGGCTATATTTCCCGAATCAGCGAAAGAATTTCGATTTTTCGCTCCGTCCATTTACTCATTAATTAAAGAGTTATACTCGCTAGAGGAAACAGAGAACCATATAGTGCGCTCAACGCACATAGGGACTTATCCGGCTAGCATGTATATCACGGATTCTATACATGAGGCGAAGACTAAGACATGGGTCATCACGATAATGGATCTAGGCGTTCTTCAAAGATTTGTTGACAGCGATAGCGATATTCTAGCTATCGCCCAGCACAATATCGCTAAACAATAATTAATCTATAGTGTTGTTTTTTCGTTCAAAGATATATAATATCATTTCAAATTACACGGAAATGTGTTCATGGATGATATTACCCGCGCCGATATTTGGGCGAAACTCTCGAAAGTTGATTCAAAAAAATTAACCACTGAAAAATTTGGCGGAGTGGAATACATTCCCTGGATGGTTTGCCACGCAGTCATGATGGACCAGTATCCTGAATATACCTGGGAATTTTCCGAAGACGCGACTGGTAGAGAAGTCCATTACTTCGATGATGGCTCTGCTGAGGTTCGCTGCAAGATGACCGTCGAAGGTCATACCAATATTACCAGCCTTCCCGTCTATAAAAATTTAAAAGCAATTACCAACCCAAGCTCATGGGATATTAATTCCGCGAAGCAGCGTTGCAGAGTGAAGGCTCTCGCTGAGTTTGGGTTGTTTCATTCTTTGTGGGACAAGGACAACGCACTGTCTGTCGATGCTCCCGTATCTGCTAAACCTGAACAACCAGAAAAAGAACCAGAAACACCCGACTCGATATGGGAGTCTAACCACGACAAATTTATGTCAGCGAAGACCCTTCCCCAAGCCAAAAAATATTTTGAAACATTCCAAAATGCCCTTCGGACCAGGGGATTAACCGATAGCAATCCTAACCGACAACAGGACTATCTAAGCGAATTAAAAAAAAGGAGTAAGAAATGAGCGAACAGAGAGAGCAAGACGTGTGGGCAACAGATGTTGCAAATAGCTATGAGCTGAGAGTTTCTAAATTCGACGAGCTGCACGAAAAAATTCTAACGGAAGACGATGTGATCAAAATCACTGGCGCTGATAAATCGTCAATTGCCAGATGGACTAAAGAAGGCAATTTTCCATTCAAAGTGGCGCTGGGAATGCAGCGGGACGAAGACGGTGCAGACGTTTTAGCGACTGGTTATCGCTTTTCTGAAATTTCTTGCTGGATCAATAGCAGACCGGAAGTTGGAATGATATTGAAGCAGACGAGTTCCAATTTGAATTGGAATGGAAACCCTGCTCCCCCTCCAGAAATCAGACCTGGAAGACGGGCTGGCAAATTCAGCAAGCTTTTTCTACAGCTGCCAGTTGGCGAATCCTTGACCCTGAAAAACAGAAAAACGGGAATGTCGGTTCGCAGATTTGCTTGTTCAAGAGGAATGAAAGTACGCCAGCAAACGCAGTCGGATGGAAGTGTGCGTATGTGGAAATTGACGGACGGACTCAATCATGAATAGACAGCTAGTTGTGCCTGACCAATCCTGGAACCCTATGCCTGAACAGGGCAGCAGTGAATGGCTCAAAGCCAGAGCGGGGAAAATTAGAGCAAGCGATTGCCTGGTTTGGGAAGGAAAGCATCCTTACCTAACTACTCAAGAAGCTGTGCGCAGAGAAGTTCGCGCCTTATCTGGAGCCGACAGTGAGTTTGTAATGGTCCCAGCAGTCCAGCATGGTACTGACACTGAACCAGCTGCTCTAGCTTGCCTTGAGCGCGAACAAGGCTACAAGATTACCGCTACTGGCTTGGTGGTCCATCCTGAACATAATTGGCTGGCTGGAAGTCCAGACGGGCTAGTAGGCTTGGATGGGATGGTTGAAGCTAAGTGTCCATACCCAAAATGGACCAGGGTTCCATATAGCATCTTTGATAAAAAGAAACTGATGTACCTCTATCAGGTCTACCTGGGAATGGAAGTGACCGATACGGATTGGACCGATTTTATCTGCTATCTCTCTGATGATGTTTTTAAAATAGAGAGAGTCGAGCGTCACCCTGATTTTCTTGGTGAGGAAGTAAGCGCCAGAACATTGCCAAATCCCAGAAAAGGGAAGGTACGAAGACTTGACTTGTTTCACGAATGGTTTAACGAAATCCAAAATCAATTCCAAGATCCATCACTCCAGAGGAAACACCTCCAGCCGATAGCCAACGAAGAGGCTCGGCTGGTCAGGGATGAGGACATGGATAAACTGAGCCGTTTGCACGACAGATTGCTGAACGTGACCAATCGCATAGCCGACGAAACAGAAATAATCACTCTAATCAACAAACAGATTGGCGAGTTAAAAAACGTGATAGCGGACAGGTATGAAAGCAGCGTGACGAATGGCTCCACCACCTTAAAGCTTGTCAATAAAACACCACCAATTGATTTCAAAACTGCATTTGAATTTATCGGTGGCGAGAGCATCCTGCTCAACAAATTTGACAAAGACATTGAAGATTTTCGTCGGGAGACAGGGGCGAGACAGATTCAGATTAAACCAAACGAGGAACGAGTATGAATATTGGAATTAGCTTAAACATCGATGTGACGAAAATAGACAAGAATCGTCTAGTACCAGGCAAAAAGGGACAAAAGTATTTGGATTTGACCTGTTTCTTGAATGATAAGGAACCAGGCAAATATGGAGACCACGGGATGATCACCCATAGCAAGACTCAGGAGGAGAGAGAAAACAAGATCAAGACCCCGATTTGTGGTAATGGCAAAATCTTCTGGATTGGGGATTCAAGCACAGAAGAGAACAAAGGTTATCAGGAGGATACCTTGGATTTTGACAGCGACCTCAATGATGACTTGGCATTTTAAATGAGTTTAGTTTTAACTCGCCCTGTCGATAGCGTCCTATACGGAGGGAGAAATTTGGATTCAGAGAATCTGGGCAGAACTTTTGACCACCGTTTCTGGGTCCGGAAAGTGGAAAGCATTAGTGGAAAGCAAAAAACAGTAATGAATGTGATCAGCGCAGACGGTGTCAGCGAAGCCGTTCTGCGCCCCGATGAAACTTATCAGGCGGCAGATGATGTCAGTCTGACGTTCACAGGAGTGAACGAACATCTTTCACAACGGGAACCCTTTTGCCACGCATGTGGGCGAGGAATCCTTGAAGGGAAGATAATCCCAATGGCAAGGATAGCGATTGATGCACCTAGAAGTTATCAAATTCTTAGATCAGAGGCGAAAAAGAAATATGGCAGCAGAAGAAACTAACCAGCGAGAGCTAATTCAAGTTGGCGAAAAACTATATGATCCGAAGCAGTTCACTCCCCGTGCGCAAGAACTCTTTATGGCTTTGCAAAGCGGAACACAGGCGAGAGCAGTTCTCGAAAGTCTGGCGAAGCTTTCTGGTGAAGGTTGGCAGTCTCAATTCGATGACTTTGCCAAACTGCTACCGGACCCCGTTGAGCAGGAAGGGGCAGAGCCGCTGCTGGAAAGTGACGAGGAAGAAGAGCCAAAGCATTAACGCCCAGCTGGCTGCGTTACAAAAAGAAGATGGATGGATCTTCGCAAAAGCCAGTTAGTCCAGGTCTAAAGACCTCCGCAGTGCGCCCCGCTGTGGACGATAGGGGCTTTATTTTGTTTTTTTTGCGCAGTTGTGCTAATTTTCAAATTGGTACAGGGGTGCAACAACGCAAGGAGTTGCGCATATGGTCAAATTTAATGAAGTAGCGACACGTTATCTGGGCAGGAAAACCACTCATGATAACGATTTGGGACCACCAGCCGTGTCCGTGATCACTAGATTAACAGAAACGTTTGGCGATCTTGATCTGGAGGAATTCAGTCCTCTGAAAAAAGGAAAAGGGAAGTTTCTCATAACCTGTCTAAAAGAAGATTTGGTGAAGGAAGGAAAGGCAAATGCTACGGTTAATGCATATTTCCGATACCTGAAAGCTATTCTTTATTATGCGAGAGATGATTTGGAGTTGCTTTCTGGTGTTCCGGTTATGAAAATGCTGAAAGAAAATAAGCGCGAAATATTTCTCACGCCGGATGAGGTGAAAAGATTGATCTCTCACCTCGATCCAGTAAGGGCGGCAATGGTTGAGTTTGCGGTCAACACTGGGCAGAGGAACGGAAACGTGAGGAATCTGCGCTGGAGTCAGATTGAACCCGATTTGTCCGCCTTTACACTTGAGGGCGAAGAAACCAAGAACGGCAAGCGTATAATTATTGCGCTCAATTCTGGAGCTAAGAAGGTGCTTGCTTCGCGGCAGCGCCACCCCAGGAGCGACTTCGTTTTCTGCAAGCAGGATGGCAAGCCATTTTCTGCTAGCGGGTTGGTTAACAAGACCTGGCACAAGGCTCTAAAGGCAGCAAATCTTCCAAGAGGGGTGGTATTTCATACCCTTAGGCACACGTTTGCATCTTGGCATTTGAGGAGCGGCACAACAGCTGCTGTTTTGCAGAAACTGGGAGGCTGGGAGAGCATAACAAGCATGGAGAGATATGCTCATCTTGACACTAAAGGCTTGGCGCAAGCTAGCCAAAACATAGAGGGAATGATGGTATAAAAAGGAGAGCCAGGGCTAAAAAATGGTTTCCTCTGACATAACATCTTCCCTTTTAACTTACATTCTCACAAAAATAGCACCCCTGTACCAGAGTTGCTAGACCAAAGAGAAAGAATAAAATAGTGTCAGAAAGGTAAAATTAAGATGGCAATAAAACTCATGTGGGAAACGATAGAGTTTGCATTTCGTGTCCTCTGTTTTTTCTTGTTCGCGTTAGCGATTCCTTTGTTGGCTCTGGGTTGGGTAAGCGCTCTTGCGTATGAGCATGCCGAAGAAAAGGCAAAGGGAATTAGTCCTTGCGACGAGAGTTTAGAATAGAAAATACTACTTTTACTTTTTCGTTTAGCGTCTCTATATTCGCATGCATTTTGGCGAGGACAATCACCAGAGAAATGAAGCCCAGGATCAACCCGTAGTAGTCAGATAAAAGAGTCACCCCCTCCATTAGTACGCCCTTTCGTGTTTCTTAAACGCTTCCTTATATAATGCATTTCGTTCAATATACGCTGCTTTAAGTGCCGCTCGTTTCTGATTAGCTGAAAGCTTGCGGTCCTTGTAAATCAACTTTATTTTGTTGTTGACTGCTTTGATTTTTTTATAGTATCTAGCGATATCTTTCCTACTTTCGACATAGCCGCCATTTTCTTGCAGATACTCCTTCGCTTCTTTATTCTTGCCTTCGTTTATCAGGGCAGAGTAGGATCGGTGGATGTTGTCTAGATCACCTCTCATGTCAAAGAATTTTTCCGCGTACTTCGTCCCTCTTACATCTGTGCGAATGAAGCGCTTAACGACAGGGTATTGAGAAGGGCTGAGTGAGGGCATTACTGGCAGCGAAGGATCTCTCGTAATCGGGTCCAACACCATCTGACCAAAGAAGCTAAAGCTAGCGAAATAGCCGTTCAGCATATGCTCTAGCTTCATCGGGCTTCTGTACATATCTGGCATAAACTCTGGCATGCTCTGTGCCATGTACTTAGCCGTATCACTAGTGAACAGATTGTACTGCTCAGGTGCTGGCGCTCTCTCAAGCGCACCTCCCACTATCTTCTTGTCTCTGAACTGCTCATAGTTCGCATAGCTTTCGACCATTGGGTTCATGATTTGCGGCATCATCTGCATGCCCAGCGTCTGGAAAATACCGCTCTTGAAAGTCTCCCAGAAATAGGGAGCAAATTCCTTATCATCCTCCATCGAATAAGTTGCTACCCGTTCCGGAAAAGTAGCGAAAGCGAAACCTAGCTCAAATGGTTTCGGGAGCCTGTAATGCTCATCGCCTATATAAAAGTGCCAGTTCCGATCCTTGTCATAGTCTGGCATTTCCTCATATTCATCACGATCTTTATTTATCATGTAAAGGGCAACACTCAGCGCTGCTATAGGCAGTCCTCTAGACAGAAGAACATGCCCAGTGTTATCTCTAAGGCTTCTTGTTAAAACATTGAGACCTTGCAGTCGAGCATTGAGGAATGGAAAGTTTGCCACCAGTTCTCTTATGACCCAGTAGTCACCTCGCATCGAAAAGTTAAGAACGTCAGCTGCTTGACTGACCGCTTCTGCGTGAGTCTCACCGTTGGCACGAGCGCCTTCATAGACGTTTATTCTACTAGCATGCTCAAACGTCTGACCCGCTTTGTTCCATTTTCGCCACAGTGTTTTCAACGGTTGTATGCCGTCATCGAGGTAGTCTCCCCAGAATTTCTCTAGCTTCTCTGGGGTGTTAAGCGTGGTGTCCAGTCCGTTAATTCGCTTGATCTCTGCTCTGATATCGTCTGCTTTGCCCGTTCCATAGTAATCGCCTATCGCCATTCCACCAGATGCCATGATCTTTAACAGGTTCTGCTTCTGCTCTGTGTCAACCTTCTCCATTCCTATTTCTTCGCCTACACCTCTGGCGATGTATTTTGTCGCTTTAGCCAAAGCATCGAGTGGACCAGGAGCATTGGGGAACTGCATGCTCGCAGCGATAATATCTCGGAAGGCATTGAAGAACATGAAGCCTGGATCGATAGTAACGCCTCGCGTTAGCACGGTCTTAGCCTTGCCTGTTATCTGACTGATCTTGCTGATATCGTAGCCGCCAAGACTACCTATGCTTCTGAGCAGCATTGGGTCATGGACAGCGAAGAGTTTTACGTCACCGTTCTCAAATACTTTGACGATAGTCGTATCATTTTCATTTGCTAGTGCTTTGTTGGCTGGCGTATTAGGAATCTCTTCCATTACACCTAGTTCGCTCATGTCCCTGGCAATACGGGTCATGGCTTCGTTCTTAAAGCTTCTGTCGATCATCGTTGTTAGCTGACCAATCATACTCTCAAGGGGGTTTAGTTTGCCCTCTCCGCCTTTTAATCTTTTGGTCTTGACACCCTGATTAGTTAGACCCTGCCTATTCCTGACCGCATCGTTCTGTAGATCGTTGATCTCCATCTCGTCTTCAAACCTGAAGAACGGCACATAGTCATCATGATCCCATCCTCTACGTCTTTCAGGGTTGAGGGTTCCTGTTTGTTCCGCGAGATCCAAAATTTTCCTATTGAAACGAATCCATTTGGCAAGAGTTTCCTGGTATAGCTCTTCCTGACCGCTGGTCCTAGCTTCCGCCAACACGGCATCGATGTCCGCCTGATCGAACAGGTTCTCACGATCTTCTTTCTTGAGGCGCTTGGCTCTGTTAGCAGCTGCCCATAGTTCCCATTGTCTCAGATCCGATTCGGTGAATCCCTCAAATATATCGTAGAAGCTTCCTTCGCCCTCAATCAGCTGGAAAGCGCCATCTTTTAACTCAACAGGACCACCGTACAAGATCGCTTGCATAACGGTCTCATTGTTCTTCGACCACAGAGTAGCCTTATAGCCGCTAGAGGAAGCGTCTTTAAGTTTGCCGTCATTGAGTTGTTTTTCTAGATAGCCTATCCGATTGCTTTCATCAAATATGCCTTGAGCTTGCTTCTGCCAGAAGCCAGACCACCATCCTTCTCCAGGCTGGGCTGCGTCTACGGCTCTAGCTATCTTTTCTTTTGTGGGGACTTCTGAACTGGGGGTGGAGAGGACTTTTTCCGCGATTTCTTCAATTTCGGGGGTGCGGTATTCGAGGGTTACAGTTGCCCCTTCTCTTCCATCATTTTGCGCACGTTCTCCGCTAACTGTGGTGTCAGATGCTTGTACCCCGTCCTGTTGTACTCCTCCTGATCCAGGTTCCTGTTGTCCAACGAGTTCCAGTATCCTTGATCCGCTGATTCCGCGACCTTCGGCAATTCTGGTGAACTCTGCTTCGTAGTCGGTGGGTTCGCTTTTCGCATTACCCGCTCCCATTTTGGCGTATAATTGCTTCTCAGGATACCACATTATCGCCTGTAAAGCGCCCATATTGATCGGGTACTCGTTGTGGTAAAACTCGTTTAATTTATCTAGCGCATCGGTAAATGTGCCTCTCATGTAGTTACGATCACCTCCGTTACGAGGTGCGTCTTGGATCTTTTGGCTATTGACCAAAGTATTGCTAGCTTTATTCAGTGTATTCTTGAGCTTAAATTTGCCATCCGCATAGACCTTCTGTACTTGTCGGGCGTACGCTTCTGCGTACTCATCGTCTTTGCGTAGCCTGGTACGACTGATGCCGTCTTTGCGAAGCTTGTTTCTCCACTCATCCTTCAGTGCTGTCTTTCTAAACTTTTCTATCTGTACAGGCAATTTGGTTTTAGCGTCTTTCAGCAATGTGCCAGTGAGTCTTCCCCACATGCGCATAAACCACATATCCATGGTCAGCGTGTCATAATTTCCGTTCAAGTTCTGCCAGAACCCCTGACCTATTTTTGGACCCAAGATAGCGGAGCCATAGACCTGGGTATCCATCAGTTCGCCATTAACGGGATAACCTAATTGCTTCAGCTCTCTTACCGTATAGGGTGTAGAAAGGAATGTATTTATCTGCTCCAGCGTCATGCCTTTATCTAGCATGTCATTGAGATAGGTAAACCCTCGCTCCATGCTTTGAGTCTCTTTTCCTGTCCCGAATACTGGGAACCTCTTTGTATCTCTAAATTCCTCGTAGAGCCTGAAGGTGATATCAGAATTTGCCGATACAGCCTGACCGTTACTGGTCACTGCAAGAATGCTAGTAAACGCTGTTCTGGCTCCCGCATTATCATTCAGTTCAGGGAATATTTCTCCGGCAATAGCAAGCGCATTGGCTACTTTCTGCTGATACCACTCTCCTGCGTTGCCAGTTGAGATCATGGCTAGCGCGGCTTCGTGGGAAACCATGTCGCTGATAATGGCTCTGTTTTCTGGAGTTTGTTCTGAGAGATCGCCCCCGTTTAGGACTTCCTGCGCACGGGCATCTAAGGCTCTGCCTACGTCTGCTACATTGATCTTGCCGTTTACGCCAGTACCCGTGACATCGGGAACTTCGTCTCCGTAGAGGATAGGGGAGGAGGTGATCTTTTGCCCTTCTGGGGAGAGGTCATCGAAATGAATGTCCATCTCTTCATCAGGAAACTTCTTAGGGAAAGGCTCACCCGAATCGTCTCTGCTCTCAATCCATGCATCAAACTCTGCCTGACGCTTTGATTTTAAGAGAGCGAATGCAGTCGAAAAATGTTTAGGTAACGCCTCTTCAAGTCCGTAGTCTGGATCAGACTCATTCTGGACCATCTCGTCTACAACTTTTTTTGCTTCTTCAGGATCGAGCCAGAGCCTTCGTTGATCCCCGTCAGGATAGGACACAACAAACTCACCAGAAATTAATGGTGCGCCAAATTCTCCATAAATAGGTCTTATTTTGCTGGGGTCTGCTTGAGGTTGCTGGACCCTGGGCGCTACCTCTTCTTGTACAGGTTGTCCAGTATCGACCCCGTCTTGTGCAGGTGTCTGTTCGCCCATGCCTCCACTGGTTTGTCCCGAAACAGAGCCATCTCCGCTAATTCCTCCCGTTCCTCCAGGGTCTGGAACTTCGCTGCTTCCGGACTGGGGTTGTGATTGAACCTCTGGAAGTACTCCTCCAGTATCGGTGTTTTCGGGACTGGCTTGAGTGTTATCTTGGGCATTTGTTTGATCCTCACGGAGTAATTTCCGTAAATATTCATAAGTTTTTGGGGCTCCACTTTTTAGTATATCAGGATTAGAGTGGAAAATTGCAAAGGACTGAGCGAAGCTTTCGCTCCTGGCTATTCTTAATGCATCATCGCCGTCCATCATTGGGTTATTCAATCGGTCATAAATTTCCGCAAAAGGGTAAGACAATTCATTACCTAGCTCTGTGCCTTGTTCAAAATTCTGAAATAATTCTTTGACAAAACTGCCCACATTCAGATTGAATTCAATGTTCCCGTCTGCACCCTTCGGGGAATCAAGGAACTCTACGCTCCAGTTGCGATTCTGGCTAGAGATATCCTGTTGAGCGTCATAGGCATGACCAAGCTCATGCGAGAATATATAACGGAGATGCGCTCGACCTATTGTCATCTTTTCCTGAAGCCCAACAGCGGCTTTCCGGAGGTAGTCCCGTCTTATCGAAAGAAGCCCACCAACAGCCTGGTATGACGCAGGAGAGTTTTCCTCTGTCGAGGCATGCCCTCGACCCTTATATACATTCCTTACCCTGATTGAGGGAATGGCGTTTAAAACACTCTTAGGCATTCCCGCACCGACCAAGTCCACCAAGGCATGAAGAATTTCATCGGACAGCCCTAGAGAGTCATCGCCTTTGAGATCCTCTCTACCTCCGCTTACAGTGTCTTCCTCTATCTTAGACTTTGAAAGTAATTTCTCTTCGGAAAGCGGGGTTCTATTTCCACCTAAATTTTTATTAACTTCCTGAATTGCTTCCGCTAAGGAAACCTTTTTTGGATCAGTTAACGGTCCATCATATTTTCCTGGGTTTTTTAATCTCCGACTCTCTTCATCGCTCGTTAGGGTGATTCTAGATAACTCATCTACCTCATTAGCGGCAGATTCTTTCTCCCCTTCGGGAACCTGATCTAACGCAGCAGCAACCGTGTCAGGGGCAACATTATCCTCCACAACCAAGCCTTCTTCTTTCGCTTGCTTAATGATTTGACGCTTGACGCTAGTTGGTAACTGCTCAAATGGAATTCTTTGATCCCCGACCGTAGTCGTTTCAGCTGGAACCTGACCCAATCCTTCCTGGGTCATCTGCCTTACCCGCTCCCTTATGCTAGGCAAATCCTGCGGAACCTTGCTTGGCTCTGGCGGAGTTACAGGCTCCGGAACACCATCTATCTGATCTCTGGTTCTATCACCGATCCGTTTCCTGGCTTCATCCCAGGTCTCCCCATCCTCACGCAAAGAAGGTCTATCACGTCCATCTATCTGGTCAAGCTGCTCTCTAGCTGACTCTCTGGCTTCGTCTTTATCTTGTCGATTAACCCTATTGTCTATGTGGTCTTTTCTTGTGAGAACAGGCTTATCGTGAGGGTCATCATCAAACACATCTTGCTGCTCGTCTAACGCCTCTCTCGTTCTCTCTCTGGCTTCTTCTTGGGTTTGTCCTCTACGTTCATTAGCTTGAGGGAATAGCCGCTCCTGCGCTCTCTGTTGAGCTTCCGCTGGCGTTATGCCTAAACGATCTTGTTCTTCTCGCCCATCCATTTCTCCGCGAATGCGTTGTCTTACGCCTTCCTGTTCAAGCCCTGCGCTAGTGGGGGGTGCAATTGTGGGACCAGTAGACTGAGCATCTAGCCGTTGCTTCTGTCTCTCTTCCCGTCTAACTTGCTTCTCACTTGGTGGGTCAGCGACTGGGACAACGGGGTAAGAATCGAGTTGTGCTTGCTCTTCATCTGTAAAGGGTCTTCCTGGGGTAACGGGATCTCTTGCCAGACCAGTTACACCACCGATTGAGCCGCCACCCAAAGCACCAGCGACAAAGCTGTTCAAGTAAGCTGACTGAGCCGTCTCATCAAATAGGGCGTTATAGTAGGCATCTTCATCGTCAGGGTTAAGCTCAGAACGAACATAGCCGACAGCCAGGTTCTGAATGAACTCCTGGGTGGCTTCCGTTACGCCTTCAATCCCAGCCATTTTAGCTGCTTCGCTAGCAACTCGATGATATATTTTCCGGTTCTTGGCAACCTCTTTGCCAATACCGTCTTTGGCTTTATCGTACAGATTCTTAGGCAGAACCCGCTTCAACGCCTTTAGGGGCGCTATAGCATCCAATCCTCCAGAGACTACCCCTGTCGCTAATGCAATGCCTGGGGCTTCTGTGCCGTCTTCCTCCATCAATCGAGTGAAGCTTGACCCAGACTCCATGGTCATAGAGAAAGCACCAGCGCCAGCAATTCGTCCTGCGTTAATAAGGGGAGCTAATGCTTTGTTTCGGTAATCGTCTCCAGCTTTTTTTGCGAGAGTCTTGTTTGCAGTCTTCTTGACTACGTTTTCAGTAAAATTTTTAACGGACGCTTCAACGCCTTTCCTGGTTATTTGTTTGGCAGCGAGACCACCAATACCACCAGTAACAGCTGCACCAATAAGGCTAGGGGCTACGTTACCTACTGTATAGGCAACATAAGATGCCCAGTTCGTGGCATCAACTTCTTCGATTCTGGTTACGTCACCCGCATTCTCAGCGGCTTCAGCCATCTGCTCGTTATAATAACTCAGCCCATCGTAGAACCAATCATCATCACCCACAGCTGAACCAACTAATGCTTTAGCGCCACCCGCAAGCGCTTGCAGTTGGTCAACACCAGCGCCAAAACCTTTAGAGAACTCTGATACTAATCCAGACTCTTCTTCCTCTTCATCATAGGATTGGAATCTATTTCTATTGCGGTTAATTGATAGCGGCATTAATTAATCCGGTTGTCCGCCCAAGGGATTAGCATAAACCCCTCTGTTATGGAATTGTCCTTTATAGCCTTTCGGTCTCCCCAGAACCTTGTTCTTGAAATTGGTGTATCCTTTTTCGTTTGTTAGCTCTATTGTTGTATTCCCCGCTCTATCTGTTGTTTCATCAAAGAAGTAGCTCATCTGCAACAACTGGCTTCTGGATAAAGGAGGTGTATCATCCTTTTGTGATAATAATTTGTTCAAATCTTTTGCTTGTCTTGTTTCCCTTACATCCGCTGCCAGCGCATCGCCTTCTGATGGTTGATATTCATTCGAGTAATTTAGTTTCAAGACTTCAGCCTCAACATAGGCGTTAAATCTTGGGTCAAGAACTGCTTCTTCGTAGGTTTTCCCAGGGAAAGGGGAGGGAGCATCGCCTTTCGCCAGCCACTGCGCTCTTGTTACTTCAGTTTGCCTGTCTATTGCTTCGATATGTTTAGTTTGATCATATTTTCCATATGTTCCATCACTGTATTTTTCTCGAAATTGTCCATGCGCCCTTGTCCTCATAGCTGCCTCTCGCGCAGGAGCAAGATAATTCTGGTACTGGAAGATTCCAGCACCCGCTTTAAATATCTCATCGAAAGTTAGCTCCACAACCTGACTGGGCGCACCAGAAGCCCTATTCTGCGTAACCCCTGCTTGATAGATATACTCTTTACCTTGAGAATCCTCTACGACAACGTCTGTTTGAAAGGTGAATTTCCCATCTCTATATTTCACGTCCGATATTGTTTTCTGCTTAACTATCATCCCGTGCGCCGATTCCGGTGCATTCGGGTGAGTCTCCGCCGTCACTGTTTCGCCTGTCCCGCTTTTATTGCTTTGATTCAGAACGTGATTCGCTATGTTGAGAAGCGCAGCTTTATCTGGCATTTCGCCCCTACTCACCGCAATCATTGATCGCCTGAAATCCTCCGCTGCGGCAGCTGCAAGAGGTCCGGTATTCCGAAAAATACTCCCCATTCCTTTCTCTGCCGCATCGAGGTAAACCTGTGCCTTGCTAACATCCCAGGTCTCTTCCCCTTGTTGTACCCTGTTCCAATACTTTATAAATTGATCAGCTGCGGCAAAGGATTCGCTATTTATCCGTTGTCTTTCTTGAGTTTTACGCCTCTCGTCAGCGATAGCATCTAAACCATCCTGACGTTTGCCTTCCGTCTCTGCTCTTATTCTATTTATCTCTGCTTGGTCTTTTCTTTGTGCTTCCGCAGTTTCAAGACTGGTTGCTTCATTCTCAAGTTGCTTGATTCTATGTTCAGCTGTTAATGCCGCCTCATCGGCTCTATACTTTGCCTCATCGGCTCTATACTTTGCCTCTTCGCCTCTATGCTTTTCCATTCCTCTTAGCTCATCTCGCTTGAGTCCTAGCTCATCGGCTCTATATTGCGCATTTGCTCTTAGCTCTTCCCTGGCAATGTCTTTCCTGTCTTGCCGCTCATAATGATCGCTCATGAGTCCAAAGCCGGACTGGAAGCCTTCAGCAAAACCATCTGCTTGATATGCGTATGGATTTCTAGCCATTTGTTGTCACCTAATCAAAAAGTTTGTTTAATAAAAAAGCTACACCCAGACCAATAGCAACTGGTGCTGCCAGACTTGCCAGACCAGCCCATCCTCCTCCTCCGCCAGCTGCTGCGCTTGTAGCACCCGCTTCTGTTACTGCTGCTGCACCTGTGGCGGCTTCAGTTGCCGCCGCCGTGTTGGTTACCACCTCTGCCCCACCAGCCACTTGAGACGTTACATTGACCCCTCCAGGGATAGCGACACCCCCAGCTTCTGGGACAGCTGTAATACCACCAACCGTTACTGGGTCTCCGAATACAGGAAGGGGAGGTGTTCCTCCTGCCCCAGCTGCAACTCCGCCTGAACCTTGCAACCCTTTCAGTCCGTACATGGCTCCGATTCCACCGCCCGTACCCATCATCTGAGCTTGCTGGGCATCCCTTGCCATCTCTTGTGCTATACGCTGTTGATTCTCTTCGCCTTCTAATCTGGCAACTTCTGCAAAACCAACATTTGCCCTTTTCCTCAGACCTTGCCCCGCTGCTATTAATGTCATCCTGCTATATTCCTCGCTTTTTGACTGAGTCCCGATAATCCGCCTGACAACAGCGCCAAGCGTCGATCAGCGTCTCTCATTCGTGTATCGTTCAAGCCTCCCACCAATGCGCTCACGGTTGAATTGGAGGTTCCTATGTTTGAAGTTGGAGCCAATCCGTAGCGTTCTGACTGCCGATTCTGCATGCCTTGGACGTTCATTCCTGCACCAAGAACAGCGCCTCTAGTGCGCTCTAAATCGCCTGGGAGCGATCTTGTGCCTGTTGCTGTAACTTGTCCCGCTAGATAATTTTCTATTGGCGCGAAACGTGTAAGGTAGTCTGAAGTCTGCGCCCTGATTAAATCTGCGTAGAGTCTATCGCCAGGGTTGTCCTCAGGTCTGAGATGTGAGTATCTGTACGGACTAATGGTGGTATATGGGTTATACCCCCCTCCGGTATAATAGGGAGCAGACCCGTCACCAGGATCTATAATCGGATCTCCTTCTTGCTGCCCGTAAAAACCCGAAACCTGAGAACCTATGCCTGGTCCTAAATTTCGCAAAAAATCTCCCCAATCCATTAGCCTGTACCTCCGTAATTATTAAGCCCGTAATTCGCTGCCATTCCGCCAACAGTCCCAGCGATATTGTTTAAGCTTTGGCTTCTAGCAAAATCTCTTTGAGATTGTTGGCTTGCTCGATCTAATCCAGTTTGAGCAAGGGAGATAGTGCCTTCCATGCTGTCTGTGGCAAGCCCCTGACCCATCTTCACCACATTAGCCAAACCCGCATAACCCTGATCGGTATTGGTTATTCCTGCGTCAGCTGCCGCAAGCCCCATTCCTCTCGCCTGAGCTTCTCGCAAAGCAGATGATTCTTCTGTATATCTGCCTGACGTGGGGTCTATGCCTTGGTTAAATGCCGCTCCAGCTTGGTCTTCAAATGCTTGATCATAGAGTCCAGCTGTTTGAGTAGAGGCTCTGCCCATAGCATCCGTATAGGCTTGATCCCCAAACCTATTTAGACTTGATTGGATAAATGAATTTTCCAGGGGAACAAAATGTTCTCCGTATCTTTGTAAGCTAACCGCTGCTTGTTCAGCCAGCGCTTGTTTCGCTTCCATTTCCTCTGGTTCGTAACTGTCTCCACCACCCATAAACTACCCTCATAATTTTTTGTTCATGATCCCGTATCGCAGCTGGTATCCATGCGTCTCACCAAGAGACCAAAGTGCGCGATGCGGTGTCAAAAACTCAATTTCAACATGACCAGTGTTTTTTGCGAGGGTTTCAATTTCCGCGCCATGAGCGAGGGAACTGTCTGGAAGCGGGTCAAATGCTATCCAGATCAATAATTTAGAGCGGTTGGAAAAAGGTATCTTCACCGACTGAATTATTGTAAACCCAGTGGCAGTCCGTGCGGTGTTCATGAGAAGGTGAGCGTTTCCAGCTACGCATTCAGCGTATACATCTTCAACCTTCCAATCAGGCTGAGACTCCGTTAATATTGTCTCCAGCCCTTCTTTTACTATGCCCCAGTTAGTGCGGATATCCGCAAATTCTAAGGACACAGTTCATTCCCTATATTAAAGCAAATCATGAATCTTTCCCACTTTTTATATTTTAGGGTGAGCATCTTTCACAGATTTAATTGCGCTATAGAACTCACCTGTAATATCTAGTGTCCCGTTGTCGATATCGTGCCAAATCAAATCCAGCTGATCGCCAATTGCTTTATAGAGTGCAATCCTCTCCTGGTCATAAGTGAGGCTTCCTTCGCCATTTATCTCCTGAACAACTGCATTTAGACCCGTGTCTAGTCTGTAGCTAGTCGTTTGAGTTCGGGCATTTACTACAGAGTCTGATTCCAGGTATGGATACCAGTTATCTCCTCCACCTGGAGCGCCCTGCGGTCCCATTATTATTTTGCCTTCTGCGTCATTCCATTTAACGAACATTATTTAACTCCCATGATGACTCCAACGCATTCCTTCATATAGTCAGTTGAGCTAGCATTTGATGGGGCGCTGTCTGAGCCGTTATATCTCTGAATGGTTATCTTCATGCTCACCTCTCCGGTTGTGTCTGCGCTCATTGCGCCAGAGATGCTAAAGTTTTCAGATGTGCTGGTAAATGGCTTAAACCGTGATTCGCCTACTATTTGATAATCAGTGTTCGGGTAGAAGGTAATGTTGTCGCTAGCGTCAAATGCAGACCCGCTCTGTATGTTGTAATAAATTTTTGTTGACCCTCCGCTATAGGTTACGCCAGAAACATATCCAGATTTAGATGAGGTGCTGATGGTTCCACCAACACTGACTCTAGAGGAAAAATCTCCGGTATACACAACGTAAAAATAAAAGCTATAACCGGATTGTGAATAACCCACGCTGTTTGGCGTTCCCAGATTGTCGCTTGTATTTACGTCCGTCTTCATATACATCCGCATTCTGTAAACTTTCTCAGCGGTGCAATTGAGATAGCCAGACGCTTGAGCGAAGACCTGATGCCCTTCTGTCACATGGGTGCTTTCACTCAGGCTCACTTCTATAACAGTGGTTTCGTTGTTTTGAAAACTTGTTACAGTCGTATTCCTGAACGGAAGAAGGGTATTTACATCCCCCTCCAGACGATTAGCGTAAACCGTTGTGCCTTCCATTACATCGGCTGAGATGTTCCCTGCCGTGATTGCAGAGGCATTTAGATTGCCTACTTGAAGCTGCGCGACCCCGTTGACCGTAACACTCGTCAGTGTGCTGTCATCAATATTGAGGAGACTGGTTTCAATTGTTCCGCCTTGAATCCTGTTTGCGCTTAGATTTCCTGTCACATTTAAAATATCAACGGTAGCGGTCTCTATTTGCGCGGTAGTGATCGATCCGTTCTCTATGAATGCAGAGTCAATATAAACACCAGCTGGCACAACTGTTCCCGAATCTAATGTTTCTGCTGTGCTTTTAACAGAAAACGGGACAATGACATCTGGTTGCGCGGTACTTACGTTGTTGGGGTTTGATAATGTTCCTGCACCAGGCGGGACCAAAGCAAACTTGTCTGCAACAACAATGAAGGCGCTGTCAGTATTCCCTGTTCCGCTCTCAACGCTAGAAGTTAGTCCGTATCCAGTGATGTAACCGTTTAAGTCGGTTTTCACCATATGCTGGCTGGTGAGTCCGTTTTCCCCTGTAACTAAATTTTCGATTGTTGACATGCTGCCAACCAATCCGCTTTCTCCGTCCTCGCCAGACACTGTGGTGGTTAAAGTATCAATTCTGCTAGCTGAAGCTGTGTTGCTGTCTGGGAATATTTCAGCCGTAACACTACTTAGCACGTCAGCACTGAGAAGAGGGTCTTTAGTTGGATCTCCGTCTGTCCACATGGCAGCTGATAGCTGGCTTAATCGAGATGCTGAAGCTTGACCGTTAGGAAAGACTTCGTTATTGACGTTATCAAAAGATGTGGCTGAAGCAAAATTAGTTGTCCCAGATGCCCCGTCAACCCACATGGCAGCTGACAAATTATCTATCCTGCTGGCAAGCGCCCCTCCGGTTGTTATTTCTACTTTAACTTCTTCTAGCGCTTCGGCTGTCGCAAGGGCTACTGCCCCGTTCTCATCAAAAACGACAGAAGAAAGTCCGTCGATCCGTGATGCGCTCACCGTGTTTGATCCTAAAACCTCAGTCTGCAAAGCGCTAAAAGCATCTGCGCTGACTACCTCAATTTCTCCGCTTTCATTTGTCAAGGCAGAACTAATCGTGTCCAGCCTACTAGCGGCAGAACCTGGCGTAACACCTGATCCCCACAACTCAACATTTAAAGTGCTGACCGCTGTGCCAATCGCTGAAATTCCAGTGGTCTCATTCGTGACTGTTGCATCCAGGCTGTCTATTCTAGATAAATTCGCCCCGCTCTCATTGCCAGCGCCATAAACTTCCGTCAGTAAGGCGCTAACAGCAGTTGCTTCCGCAAGCTTTGCGGTCCCGTCATTGTTATAAACGCTGCTGTTTAGTGTAGAGATATCTTCTTGAATTGCCTTAACATAGCTGGCGTTATCACCGTCATAAATTGCTTCAACATCAGAGGTAAGAGAACTTAATGCGTCAGCAGTTGCTAGCAAGCTGGACCCATCTGTAGCGAAAACTTCAGTGCTTAAATCAGTTACATCGCTCTGCAAGGTAGAAACAATAGTGACAGCAGTGCTATCGTCAGCATTATAGACAGCTAGCACGTTATTCGTTAACCCAGTTAAAGCGGATGTTGTCGCTAACTGGACTGCGCCACTTGCATCAAAAACAGCGGAGTTTAAATCAGTTATATCGCCCTGGATGGTTTTGACAACGCTAGGTTCGTCACCGTCATAAATTGCCTCAACGCTGTTGGTCACCCCTGTCAAGGCTGAAACAGTAGCCAGTCGCCCCGTTCCGTTTGCATTGAAAACTTCAGCTTCCAAGTCTGCCACGTTCCCTTGCACTATGCTGATTTGAGTAACAGCGCTAGCATCATCTGGATCATATATCGCAGTTACAGCGTTGCTAACACCAGTCAGCGCGGTTGTCGTAGCCAATCGAGCGGTTCCATTGGCATTGAACACCTCTCCTTCTAGATCAGTTATATCTCCTTGAATAACGCTAACCTGGGTAACTGCTGTCGAGTCATCCGGATCATATATGGCTATAATTTTAGCGCTTAACCCTGCGATTGCTGCCGATGTTGCAATCTGCACATTCCCGTTGCTGTCGTATAAAACACCCTGAATATCAGACACGTCTTCTTGCACGGTCTTTACTACGCTAGCGTTTGTCCCGTCATAGATTGCTTCCACGCTATTCGTTAAACCCGTTAGCGCTGATCCTGTGGCAAGTCGGGAAGTGCCGTTTGCATTAAATACTTCGGCATCTAGAGCCGAAACATCCGTCTGAATCGTCTTAATATAACTGGCATTTTCTCCATCGTAGATAGCGGTAACAGAATTTGTGAGACCCGTTAACGCTGCGCCAGTAGCCAGTCTGGATGTGCCGTTTGCATTAAATACTTCACCCTCCAAGGCTGAGACATCATCCTGAACAAGCTTAACCACACTAGCATTGCCTCCGTCATAGATGGCAGTAACGCTATTAGTAAGCCCCGTTAGCGCGGTTCCTGTGGCTAGTCTGGCAGTACCGTCAGAATTAAATACTTGCCCCTCTAACGCGGACACATCTGTCTGAACGGTCTTTATAATGCTGGGATTATCACCGTCATAAACTGCCTCTAGGTCATTCGACAATCCAGCAATTGCGGCAGAGGTTGCAATCTGCACGTTCCCGTTGCTGTCATACAAGACTCCTTGGATAGCAGACACGTCTGTCTGCACAGACTTCACAACACTGGCATTTGTTCCATCATAGATTGCCGTAACATCGTTAGAGAGACTACTGACAGCACTTCCTGTCGCTAGTCGTGCCGTTCCATTTGAGTTGAAAACCTCTCCCTCTAGGTCAACAATATCCGACTGAATGGACTTAACAAGGGAAGCATTTTCGCCATCATAAATAACCTCTAAATCGTTCTGTATTCCAGCAATTGCAGAAGAGGTGGCAATTTGAGTGTTGCCGTTGGCATCAAACAGAACCCCATTGATGGTGCTGACATCTGATTGAATGGATTTAACCGTGCTGGGATTATCGCCATCATAAATTGCTGTGACCGTATTCGTTAATCCGGTTAATGCAGACCCTGTAGCTAACCTAGAGGTTCCATTTGCATTGAATACCTCTCCCTCAAGAGAAGCTACATCAGTCTGAACCGTCTTGATAACACTAGGATTAGTTCCATCATAAATTGCCTCAACTGAGTTGGTTAGTCCAGTAAGAGCGCTAGATGTCGCCAGCTGAACGTTGCCTGAGCTATCAAATACAGCCCCTTCCAATGTTGATATGTCGGTCTGTGAACTGGATACGGATGTTTGTAATCCGCTGATGCTGTCACTTTGAGCGCTGACCGTATTGGTCAACCCAGACAAAGCAGTCCCAGTCGCAAGCCTAGAAGACCCGTCACCGTTGAAGACTTCGCTTTCGAGGGTTGAGATATCGGTTTGAACAGACTTAACCACGCTGGCATTTGTTCCGTCATAAATTGCCGTAACAGAGTTTGTGAGACCCGTTAGCGCTGATCCAGTTGCCAGACGAGAAGTTCCGTCCGAATTAAACACATCGGCTTCTAGCGCAGAAATGTCTGTCTGCGCGGATGAAATTGAATTGCCCTGACTGGTTACCGTGTTGGTTAAACTCGATACTGAAGATCCGGTTGCCAGGCGGGCTGTCCCATCGCCATTAAAAACTTCTGCATTTAGATCGCTGATATCATCTTGCGCACTCGTTAACGTAGTGCCTTGCGAAGTGACAGTATTGCTAACACCGCTTAGAGCGGAACCTGTCGCTAATGCTAGATTACCGCTTGAGTCAAATACTTGCCCCTCTAGGGCGGACACGTCAGTCTGTATGCTGCTGATCGAGCTTCCTTGTGACGTAACCGTGTTTGTCAACCCACTTAAAGCGGAACCAGTGGCTAATCTAGAAGTCCCGTCATTGTTAAAAACCTCCGCATCTAGAGCCGAAACATCAGTCTGAATAGTCTTAACAATACTAGCGTTTGTTCCGTCATAGATTGCCTCAACTGAGTTGGTTAGCTGGTTCACTGCTGATGTGGTTGCAAGCTTTACACTTCCGCTGGAGTCGTAGACATCTGCTTCCAGGTCTGTGATATCTGTCTGCGCTGCCGATATGCTGCCGCCTTGAGAGTTCACTGTACTGGTAAGACTGCTCAGTGCAGAGCTAGTCGCAAGCTCCAAATTCCCTGATGAGTCGTAAACTGAATTATTGAGAGCGGTCACATCTGCCGATATGCTTGTGATGCTATTACCCTGACTGACCACAGTTGTGTCAAGCGTACTCAATGCGGATGCTGTGGCTAGCCTGGAACCTCCATTAGCCGTAAACACCTCAGCTTTAAGTGAAGTTATCTCTGTTTCATTATCCCCTATTCTAGGGTCTTCCAAGCTGACCCAAGCTGACCCTGAGTAGTAATATGGCGACATTGAATCGTCGCTATCATACCAGCGGCTATTAGTGCTGATGGTCCCTGTCGGAGCAGAAGCTTGGACATAAACACTACTCACCCCTGTCGTAAGATCCGAAACTGAACTTTGCAGATTGGAGACAGACGTGTTTAACGAGGAAACAGATGTCTGAACGCTCGTTAGGGCAGAGGAAGTTGCCAGCCTAGCTGTGCCGTTGGCATTAAAGACTTCGTCGTCCAGGTCATCAATAGAACTTGTGTGGGATGCTGAAGTCGTTGACAGACTGCTGACCGTGGTATTAAGAGATGTAACGCTGGTTGATAATCCGCTAGTCGTGGTGTTCAAAGACGTAACAGATGAAGACAACGAATTGGATGTTGTTTGCAAGCTGCTGATAGAGCTATTTGCGCTCGTAATGCTTGTCTCGCTGCTCGTAATTCTCGACAACAAACTGCTACCACTATAGCTAGCTGTATAACCAGTATAGGTGCTGAATGCCGTCTGCAATCCACTGATAGTCGAGATGCTGGCAATAGGTGTCGCAAGGGATGTAGCCAGTTCTGATGTTGTTATTTGGTTGGACAAGAGCGTCATAACCACAGAAAGGTCAGCTACTGTGGTCCCTGCCGTTCCGGTTGAATTATTGAATGAGCCAAATGCTCCGTTCTGATTTACACCCCGAACCCAATAATATCGAGTTACCCCTCCCCCAACAGGATCAGAGTAAGATGATGTGTACCCACTTACCTGGGCAACCATTGTCGCGTCAGATATGCTGTCGCTAGTATGTCTCCATACTTCAATCCCGCTATGCCCCGTATAGGTCTGGATGTCCCAGCTGAGAAGGACTGATTGAAATGCCCCACTGGCAGTTAGATTAGTAGGTGCAGGGGGAGTATCATAAATGACCGTAGAATTTACGGGTGCGACAGACGTGGCACTACCATCAAAGGTTGACTCGCCTGATCGCAATGCAACAACCCCAGAGCTAACAAGGTCTCTAAATGTTACCGCTCGATCAAGAGATGCGCCACGATGACCAAGCAAGACATCTAGGTTTTCTTTGATTGATTCGCCAAACCTTTTATCGGGATTTGACCAATGATAAGGAACGGATAAATTAGCCTTGCTCACCAATTTCTCCAGAGCTTTCGTAAACACAGACTTCATTTATTGGAACAGAGCCTGTTAGCTCTACTTCAAATTCACGAGCCTTGTATCCAGAAGGAAGCTTAAATATCTCTGAGTCGGAAACTGTTTGCGTGTGCTTCAATACACCGTCTGCGTATAGCTTGAACACTGGAGACGGACTATATGCATCGCAATTAACCTTTGCCACCCCAGGATTAACTGGATTGGGGGTGTAGAACTTTTTTGTCCGCCAAGTAAAATTTGACGCTGCTCCTGTTGCAAACTTCACAACAGAACCACCTACCACCAAATATAGTTCATCGTTCTCCAGATCGTTGTAGCCAGCAGTCGCGTGGAAGTCTAATTTAACGTAACTTGCTTTCCCGCCTCTGGGGTCAAAAATAAAACCCTTGCTCTCTGTACTATTCGTATAAAACCCCAAATAGTGTCCTTCCCACTGAAAGCCAACAATTGATGACGGCGAAAGCTCTTGCCATTGATCTCTGCTCAGCAAACCTTCAGTCGCCAAATTAACGCCGCTGTCTGTTGCAACAACAAGACCGTCTGGGCTTGCGTACATCACACTATCGCCCATGTCCACAACGCTGCGCTTAGATACACAAGACAAGGTTGAGTCAACCTCAATCATGCTCATCGAGCTAGGGTCCAAGCCTTGAATAAGAGAAGGCTTCTCTTTCGTTAAAACCAATAACCCCGTATTTAACGGAGCAATAGCAACAATGTCACTCTTAACCGTAAGCTTAAACTCGTCGGGGAAGGCATGAGGCTGGAATGCCTGAGAGAACGAAACCGTCTGACCGGAAAAGCCAGCCAAGATTCCATTTGGCATGCTCACCAACCCAAGCAAAGGACCGTCAGGGTGGTCTGCCGAAACATCATCTGGCGGAGCATCAAAAGTAGTTGTGGGAATCTCTTCCCCCAAATTAGATTCTGTCGTTGTATCTGGGTGCGTGTCTGTTGCAAGAGCAACATCCGTAACATGCCGAAACACTCCTCCGCTATCTGTGCGGTAGAGTCTTTTCTTCGTAAGATTATAATTGCCAGACGGGTTGGCTGGGAAATCTACTGTAACGGTCTGATCGCTGTAGACATCTACAACCTGGCTAACTAGCGCTGTGCTTGGTACGCCCTCCTCTCCATAAGCAGATACATAAGAGAAAATATAACTTCTAGATTGAGGGATTTCCGAATCCACTTTCGTTGAGGTGGTTGGGCTGAGTGTTACCGAATCTAGGTCTGCTGGTACTGGCATCCCCAGTCTATAATAAGTTGAGTTGCCGACTATCTGAGCTGTTGTCATTCGAGGATAACCGGAGGTGCTGTTATATGGTGACTGGCTGGCTCCCATTCCTGTTACATACAATCTTTCGTGCTGATCTTCCGCAATAGGGCTTCGCACAATATCCAGGACAGCGTCAGATCCTATCCAGATTGAACTTGAGTATCGAAAAAGCGTCTTTGTTGATCCGCTTATGGAGTAGCTAGCTACAGGCGTAACGCTAGCAGAAGCGTTTGACTTCCATGGCTCTAACCGACCAGAGTCAAGCCTCGTATTTGTGGCAACAGTAGCCATGTCGTTAGGCAGCAATCTGCTATATATTTTAGGAGCCTTACCTCCAAACGTGGTCAGCTTGAAGCCGCTCATTTGCGCCTCCAGATTCTGATTCCATAAATTCCAGCAAAAATTGCCAAAATGAGCCACTGATACCAAGAAGGTGTTTTCTCCAGCGCTGCAAACCCAGCCTCTACATAGCCGACTGTGGCTGGAATAAAGCTCATCACCAACGGGATGCTCAACAAAAACAAGACCCACTCATCTTTGAATCCTGAGTTCTTTATCTGCTCAAGCTCCCAAGAATTATCCATTTCCTGCGCTTTGGTAGCCATCTCTAATCTAGCCTTATGACGCAACTCATCAATCTCAAGTGCGCGGACCTTTTCGGTATGTTTTCGTTCTCCACGGGCAGACCAAGCTTCTACAACCTTGCCTCCTAATCCCCCCAGAATGTTGCCAATAATGCTCACTCTAGAATCCTAATTTGAAATGTTTGATTCGCCTTTGCCATAACGGCATTTTCTAGAGCCAGGATAATTGGCTCGATTTGATTGTTAAGCCACCCTATTACTAGCTCGTTATTCATGGCACTAAAAGAAACAAAATCAGAGAGATCACTCGCATCCAAGGGCAATGTGGTTCGCATGGAATTCTCAAACTCCCCCTCAGTGGCGCTCACAAAGACCTCCGCGCCAGTAATAACGTCAGAGCGAGTAACCCCATTATCATCAACCAAAACAGGCTCAACTTTAACGTGATTAATTGTTTTAACGATGTCCATAAATAGCTCCTTAGGTAAAAGTAACGTCAAAGTATCTGTAGTGGTTTAAATAGCTAGCTGTCATAAATGTAAAAGCAGCACCAGAGATGTTTATCATTTCTTGGGTTGCTGTAAATTCAACGGAGGTTTGATGCCAATCCCCCTGGTCCACAGATGGATAAGAATACATCTTAGTAATTGATGAAGTAGGAATCGACCAAGTTGTTTCGTCTGTTGGGGTTCCTATATTGCCTGTGTTCTTGTGACTGGCAGCGGTTGTAGTAACGGCAGCGCTCGTATTAGCCTTCCCATAAAAACCCGCAACATTGTAGTCATCGTCATCTGAGTCCGCATAACCGTAAAGCGCCACGATGACCTTCTGTCCAGCTGTAACATCGATAGACAAGGCTGTGTACGAACCCGTTCCCTGATCAGTGCCTGAAGCAGTTGTAAATGCATTGTCAACCTGACAATAGCCTAATCCAGAAGTGTCAGTAGAAAGCCTTGATGGATGAAGAGGTCTTCGGTACAGCCCATAAAAATCGTCCAGGCTAACCTCTACCGTCGAGCCTATTCCGGTATACCCGTTATACTCTGCCATGGTAATCGGATGGGAACCTCCAAACTCAGTCTGAAGGCTTCCAAACGATATTGTGCCAGAAGAAGGTAGCGTCATTAACGATCCCAGACCGCATTACAAATAGTGACCACCATGGGGTCTTCGCCAGAGATATCTGTCACCGTCTCTGTGGTTATCCCTTCCTCGTCCATCTGCGAATTAGAGTGGTGGAGATGTACCGTCTTAATGGTTTCCACTGGCAACGTGTCATCATCTGGATCATCAAAGCTGTCTGAGTAAACCACCATAACCGTGGGCAGTTCGCCATCTACAGGTCCATAAACCTCGCAGCGCTGTACGCTTCTTGTTCTAACTATCATTTGCACTTCTCCTTTAGAAGTTCTATTTCTGAGGACAGAGCCTCAATTTGACTTTGCTGCATCTTGCAGCACTCCACTAGGTAGCCTACGAGATTGCCGTATGCCACGCTTTTCGTTCCCATTTCGTCGCTTTCTGTATGAACTAACTCAGGCGCAACTTTTTCTAGTTCCTGGGCTATAACACCAGAACCGCCCTCTCCATCTCTTTGGTAAGAGACACCACGCATCTCCATTACCTTTGAGCCATCTAGCGTCTGGATGTTGTCTTTAAGTCGTTGATCTGAATATGCTGTGACGTTTCCGGTAGCGACAACATCTCCGCCATTTTTAAACTTACACATCGGAGTTGTATCAGACTCGTTGTAAAAATAAATCTGCCCCGAATCATGCTCAATAGATATGTTGTCTCCGCCAGTCCTGCGAAACTTCATTTTCTTATCTGATGCGACTTGGTTACAGGTAATAACGCCAGCCACATCAAAACTGCCAGTTGTGTTGGCATCACCACGAACAGTTAGCTTATAGCCAGCATCAGCATCAGCATCAGACCCGATATTCATTTCGCCACGAACACGAATATTATTGCCGCTTTCGCCTAAAAACATTTGCTGAGATGAGTTGTGTCCGTACCAGTGCTGACTCTGCATCACATACATGCTGGTATCCCATCGGGGGGCGGTTAGCGTTCCTGATCCTGTGGTCTGGAATTTGCGGATACTTAAATCCCCTCCAATTCTGAGATCGTCTGTATAACCGCCACTATCATACGAGCTAGAATGCTTACCCCCGTATGCGATATGCTCAAGCGTAGAGTCAGAGTACGAATGGCTATTTGTAAAGGTAACTGTGCCTTTGTCAAGCTGCTCAACCCGCACTATGAGTGTCACCGTATTAGCATGATTTCCTTTAACTTCCACAGCAAAATTGTCGTGTCCGTCTGAGACAATTTTTAACGTCAATCGCCCGTTCCCATAAAATAGGCTGGTCGTTTCGCACCGCATATCTCTGTAGTGTCCGACCTGAATGTCAGCGACACAACTAACTACCACGCTTCCAGTGGTTCCCCCAAAATGCACTCTGATCGCAGTGTCCAACGCGCCTGACGCACCCACAACTTTAAACGCTGTGGTGAAGCCAGAGTTGCTGACTCCGCTCACCGTACCTGTATACGCTTTAGCTATATTGGCAGCGGTGATATTGCCCGTTACATCCAAATCTCCTGCAAGAGTAAGATCGCCACTCGTTAAATCCATATCGAATGGTGTTGTTAAGCCAGTTATGTCATCGCCAATCGCAGTAGTCTGACTCGCTGCATAATGAAATTTGACGTGATCGTGTTTTAGCTCAAGCGCTGATCTTGCAAGTGCGCTTGAATTAGAACTGACATATCTAGTCTCTCCGGAAGCTGGCGTTCCCTCTCTTGGCTGAATTGCGTAACCAAGCAACCAAGCGCTAGAACTCTGTAGAGTTCCAAGTGTGTTTATCTTTCGGGCATCATTCACATAATGATTTGTTAAGGTAATGCTTCCAGTTGTGGAGCCATTCGTTCCGGATTGAAGGTATCCGCTTACTTCTGTCCCTACAGACTTCACCCTCAATGCTTCAGGACTGGAGCCAGCACCGTTCATTGTGTAAAAAACAATATCTTTGGTACTAGTAGACCCAGACGATCCTGTAGTCTTGAGGTACAAGTGATTGTCCCAGCTCTCCAAATAACCAACATCGCCAGTGTAAAACATTCTCATGTTGTAGTTCATGTCCGATGAGCCGAACTGAACTTGATCATCAAGGAGACTGATAGTTGGATTTCCGTCAATATCGATAGCCATGTCGGCTTTACCGCTATTGTTGTGCGCCCCATTCACCAAAAAGCCGCTACTTGCCTCTAGCCCGACTTGGTTTGCTGACGGGAACCATAGTCCAGTATCAGTATCACCGATATTGGATAAAGATGGAGCCGACGAACTGCCGTCAGATACATACGCTCTCCTATCAGAATCAAAGACTGTTTGACCGCCTACCTGTATAGCAGCACCAGATTTCACGAAATTAGCCGTGCCTTCAAATCTGGAAAGTGCGTAAACTTTTAGATCATACGAGCTATGTGCTGCGCCACCAGCGCCTATGTTGCCAGATTCATTTATGAAATTGATGCCGTTTAAGGAAAGACCGCTAGTCGAATCTATACCAACCGAAGCCCAAGCTTGATTGCCGCTGGAATGACCAATTTTTAAGACTTGAGAATCATCAGCAGTGGGTCTGATATAACTAGAACCCCTGCTCATGGTAATCCCGTATCCGGTCATTAAGGTATGAGAACCGTCAGTGAAATAAGCTGTTATAACCCCCTGAGTACCACCGGAAGTACCTGAATAGATATGACCAGCATTAGTATTACCGGAAACAGTAAGATTGCCAGATACAGTTGTAGCAGACCCTAGCGTGATCGCGCTGCCTGTGTCCGTAATATTAGAGTCATCAAGGATTGTGCCGTTAAACTTCACCACTTTATTGGTGACGATATTTGTAACGCCTACCGTTGTTGCAGTTATATTGCGTGAAGAGTCTATTACTGTTGTGCTGCCCATTTTCAGAGAGCCTGTAATGCTTACTGTATCGCTTAGAACTAAATCACCACCATCATTATTAATACCTCCGCGAGCTTTGATGGAATTTTCTACATATAAACCCGCTGACTTAGTTATATAAAGATAATTGCTGCCACTGAATATAATCGTCCCATCGTTGCGGAACCTAGCCGTATCAGTTCCCTCACTATTCTCTACGAGTAGCGCATTTTGATTTAAGGAAGTACTT